AAGCATCCTCTGTAATCTTATCTAATGTAGATTTATTAGTATGAGTATGATTTTGAGAAGAATCAATATCAGAAGCAGTAATATAGCCAGAATCATTTGTAAATTGAGAAACTTTAGTTGGCATATCTGTTATTTGTGATTTAGTATGAGTATGAGATTTTTCTGCCTTATTACTTACTGTATTCCATAATGTTCTCTCTGCACTTGTTATGTGCTTTACAGCATCGCTTATATGAGTTACAGCACTATTCCAAGCTGTGATCAGTGTACTTGTAATTCCATCTAAAACGGATTTATTAGTATGAGTATGCTTTTTAGTGTTACAATCCGCTAAGTTAGATTTTTGTGTATTATCAAAATCATTTGTGCTTAATTGTTTTCCAGCAACCTTATCTACCTTTTCTGACAACATATTTGTCATAGTTCCAGCAAAATTTGAATCATTATTTAATGAATCTGCAATCTCTTTAAGAGTGTCTAATGCAGCTGGTGCTGTACCAATAACATTTTGTATTTTTTCTAATACTTCATCCTTAGTAAATATCTGATTTTTAGTATATCTATCTGCTAAAGCATTATCTATTTGTGCTTCTTTTGCTTTTGCTCTTGTTACTTCTGCATCAATATTGGATTGTATTAAACTTTCAGAACCAGTAGCTCTTTCTACTTCTCTATCTAAATTATCTCTAAGTGTAGACTCAGCACTACTAGCTCTATTAACCTCTTTTGTTAGATTATCTGCAATGATTCTTTCAGCATTTGTTGCTCTCATTTCTTCATCATTTTCAGCTTTTTTGGCTCTTGTAATTTCCTTATTTAAATTGTTTGTTAAAGTACTCTCTGCAGCAGTCGCTCTCTCTACTTCTAAATTGAGATTATCTGTTAACACTTTTTCAGCCTTAGTAGCTCGCAATATTTCTTTATCCAAATTATCTGAAATTACTCCTTCAGCATTTGTTGCTCTTACAGTTTCATTATTTAAGTCTATTTCAATTTGCTTTTCTTTTTTTACCGCTCTATCAATTTCGGCATTCAACGCTCTTTGAGTTTCATTTAATGCATCCTGTAGATTATTAACATCTTCTGATTCTACTGTATCTCCAGTAGTTTCATAAGTAATATATAAAACTGGCTCTGTAGAAAATATCTTAATAATAGTTTTCCATGGAGTTAGAGAAGGTGTAAAAGTTGTATATGTATTTATCTTAGTTCCTGTAAGCTTACTTCCTGTATAAATGTTAATTGTGTTTACTTCGACATTATCATGTGCTAATTCTTTTTCATAAACACCAGCTATTGGATTAATAACTTCTTCTATTGTATATATATTTCCATCTAACTTATTTAATTTAGAATTGAATTGTGTGATATCCAACTATATCGCCTCCAATTCTAAAATGCCTTTTACGGCAATCTCATCTTCAGCTAAAATACAATTAGATACCGATTCGTTTAAATATAAATCTGTATAATCAATTACACCTGGAATATCAAGAATTAACCTACCTAACTGTGCTATAGAAATATATTTAGTAGTTTTAAATGGCATTTCTTTTAATTCAGTATCTAACATTACACCAAATTTTTCTTTGCATATATTTAATATATAACCATCAGATAATTGTAATTTAACTTTAATATTAATTGCTTTTTCTATACAACTTACAACCGTTAATTCTGCTCCAATAGGTGCCTGTCCTTTACCCATCTTAGGATATGGATCTATATAATTATTTACTTCATTAACTAATTCTTTAGTCGCAGCCTTATGTCCATCTGCAACAATTATTATTTTAACTGTTCCATCCCCATCCCATTGTGGAATTACCTTACACTCTGAAACTCCAGTACATTCTTTAGCCCATTTTTCATAATGCGCATCGTTAGCACTACTTGGGGTATTTGAAGCATTTTCTAATATTCTCTCAAGATAGTCCCCATCTAATTCATCATCAACACCAAACTTAATTATCTCTATATTTTCAATAGAAATAATACCGTTTATATTTTGAGAAAACATATTAATATTTCCTATTGCCACATTTCCGATTGTTCCTATCTCAGTACATTCAACTTCAATTATTGCTATTTCTGAATCATCAACGATTACTGTGTTTTGCACCAAAAATTCTATTGCTGCTTGATCTTCGCTTCTTGTAGTACATACAACTCTTCCAGCACTTATTCGAGTACCTTCTTTCGCTGATATTTTAATCTTGTGAATTGCAGCCGAACCCTTTTTCCTTGGTATACCTTCAGCTTCACCTTTAAGATCTAAAAATTTTCCTGTGGCTGTTTGAGTGATTCCCAGCTTTAATATCTGTAGTAATGATACCCTTCTAAATTTTGCAATTTCTTCTGAAAAAGGCTTAACAGAATTCCAAAATATATCTCCTTCCATCGTATTAATATTAGATGGAGCGTTTGAAATAGCTCTCTTTAATACATCTTCTGATGTTTCCTTAAGATAATCCGGAAGGTAATTATCTATTGATATTGTCATTAATTATCATCCCACCTTCTCAGTATTTTTTAATACTTTACTTTGTCCTTTAATTGGAGTTACTTTGTACTCATAATAGACTTCTCCATTTTTCCAAGTAAAAGAAAAAGAATCAACACTTTTTGTATTTGGATGCACCATTAATGCTTCCTGTGTGATTCTCGTAAGCTCCATTTCCGTAGCTTCTTTATTTAATTCCTTATTCAATTCTTCTCTACCAAACCTATAAGTATATGCCTTAAATCTATTTCTTATTGTCATTATAGCAAGTTGGCACCATTGTATATAAGCATCATAACCATTTAATATTTTTATAGTTCCATCTGGGTTCTTTATAAATGTCATTGTTTCAAAATCAATAGCATATGATCCTTTTAATTCAAATGTAGAATTTTCTTTAATAGTTACAGATTCAATACTATTTGTAGGAAATAAATTAGCCATTAGAAATCCTCCCAACAATAACAGCATTAATACCCATTACAGCAACTAATACTCTATCTCCCACCTTTATAGCTAATTGATTACTAGGTGTTTTTATTGTATGTGTATGTGATTCTGGACCACTAGCTGATTCTGTTGTAATGTTATCAGTATTTTTTAAATTATCCAAAATCCAATAATCACCTTTAGGATATTCTTGCTTTATTCCATCTACTAGTAATCCACTTTCAGTTACAGTTGCTAACGCCATACCAGTTCCATAATTGGATGCTGATATTGATTGATTTGTATTTCCATGTACTACTCTTGCAATTTCATTATAAATATCATTTGGCATAAAATTTCCTCCTTATATCATCTAAAGTAGACATAGCATTCATTGTCATGCTATCTGCATCACCTAAATTATGTGTGATTTCAGTTACGTAATAATCTTTATTATATAATGATACTTTGTCTCCTGCACGTATATCTGGAATATCTTTAACGCATTTAAAAGTCCATGTATCTTCACCTGTAGAAAACATAGAGTTTGCTTTATCCTGTCCTGTTGCATAATCAGTTACTTTACTATCTTGTACTATTTTTTGTATAGTTCCATAATCATCAGTTCCTTGTTTGAATACTCCTACTATAGGTGAAATTTCCGGACTTTCTTCCTTACTTTTATTTTCTCCAAGCACCTTTACTTGAGTTACAACTCCATCTAATGTGTTTTTACGACTTGGATCATCGATAATTCCATCAAGTTTATATATAACTTCATTTGTGCCTAGTTCAATTAAATCAAGAGAAGTGCCCATTCTGTAGCAATACAACTTTCCACCCTTTTGAGCAGTTTCTTTAAGATCACTCCACATCATTGTATATAATGAATTTTTTCTTCTATCTTTAGATAATCCTATTCCTGTATCTGCAAAATTTCCTATTGGTATACTCCAATCATTGCATATGTTAGTAGCTCTTTGAGTTGCTGTATGACCATCATATAACAATAATTCATCTTCTGATTCTTCCAAATAAACCGTTCTTTCTTTACATTCAAGTGATATTCTCATTGTCTTATCGCTTTCATTTGTTGTCCAAATCACGCCTGAAAAAATCTTCTTATTTTCTTTTGACCAGAATCCCTTATCGTAAAATTCTATAGAATCACCTTTTGTTAATCCTATTTTATTTGCAAGTGCATAATTTTTTAATATTTCAAAATTCATAGTATAAGAAATAGTGTCTATGGATTCTTTAAGTGATCCAGATAACGATAGTCCTTCTATCTTATATTTATTTTTCAATACTAAATCCATAATATATCACCACCTACGCTTTAGTTACAAAACCTTTATGTACATATCCACCAGATGAGCCCCAATAAATTGATAACCAATCTCCCCACTGTTTATAAACAGTATATGTTTCTCCTTCGTATGCATATCCAAGTCCTGTACTATTTTGACTATCTTCTTCATATACAGTAGCAGTAATAACAATTTTTATTTTATCTCCATCAGAGTAAGTATCATCACCAAAATATCTATTACCATAATCAATTAGTCCACCTTGATATGAACTTTGTGAATTATCTATATATCCGATTAATAAGGGTTTGTGAGTTCTAAATGCTATACTGAAATATATATCTCCTACTTCTCCACCCCTTACTTCTGGGTCAAATTGACTTATATTTACTATCTCATTAATACTTAATTCTGCTATTATTAATCTAAGCTGAACTGTATCTAACTCTGCATCAACCCATTCATTAATTTTATTCATATATTGTTGCGGTGACATTGTTGGCATACATACACAATAACTTTCATTATATTCAATAGGAAATAAAGAATTAAATGATGTTTCTCTTATATTTTTTCCATATTGTTTTATATCAACTTCACCAACATTTAATACTTCTTCTGTCTTGTATCTTCTTTTTCTAGGTGCTGATATCTTTTCTAATGGATTAACTGGGAAGTGAATTGTTGTATTACTGAATTCTTCAATTAAATATATATCTATCTAAATCAGCTCCTTCCAAAACTCCAATCACTTGGGATTTTACAATAAAGAAAAGCACCTAGTATAAAACTAAGCGCTTTTTAAAATATATTATCATTATAATAATTATAACATTTTAACATTATTTATTTTCTCATGTTTTTCTCAAAATATTATCATGATATACCAAATTTAAGTAATTGTTCTAACTGTTGATCAACCACCTTGCATAAATTATACTATAATGTGCTATTTTTGGATATTTGTAAATGCATCTCTTAAATTCTGTCCAAATTGTTGCATTGCTTCCTGAATCATAGCTTCTACATCTTGATTACCATTTATATTTATATTCATTCCACCAAAGCTGAATTGATTTCCTCCACCGGCCATTGCTACTTGTGGTTGGTATACTTCTACCTTTTGTTGTGGTGTTTTTCTAGCTACTTCTTGTTGAACTGCCGCTCTCATGTCATTTACAGAGTTCATATGATTTCTTATTTTAGTTCCTTTTTGTAGATTTACTAAAGGATTATTATTATATTGTCCAATCACTGGAACTGTTCTATCAGCGAGTTCCCATCCTCTTTCATCTACAGTACTTAATCCTGACTCTGAATAATGGGTACCATTTGCATTTTCTGAAATTGCATCAGCTGCTCCTGAGAATTTATCTTTAAACCATTGAGAAACTTTTTTAAATATAGTTGTAATAGTGATTGTCTTTCCGTCTGCTTCATTAGCTTTAGTAATTACTCCAGTAATTTCTGATGTTGTTTTTTGTGCTGTTCCATTTGTTGTTACATCTGCTGCAGTAATTGGTGGTACTTGATTTAATTCTTCTCTGGTATTTCCTATAGCTTGTATTACTCCACTTGCATCAGCTTTTATGTAAACTTGTGTTCCGTCAATTGTAGCAAATCCTTCTATAACACCATCTTCTGCCACTCGGACATCTTGTAATGCATCTAGTGTTTTTCCCATAACATCTTTTAATGCGTACGTTCCAGAATAAGTCTCCAATATGTGGGTTGGCTTATTTCCGCTTATTTTAGATAAAGTACTATTTATATCTTTATAGTTTTCGCTAACCTTTTCTAATATTTGCTCGTCTTCTGTCGAATAAAGTCCAGTTTCTCCATTAAGTAAATTTTTTACACCTACTATTTCTTTTGAGAGTTCATTAACAACAACTGCATATCTTTCTAATCTGCCATTTTTTTCATTCCTTAAAGCATATACTCCACTTTCTTTTATTCCGGTTAAGCCCGGAGTTTTTTCTTGCATCTTATCCAATGTCTCCCTACGATTTAAATCTACCTTATCTAATTTATCACCAGTATACTTATTTATACTACTAGCTGCTCCTGGATTCTGATCCATTATAATCTGATACATTGCTTGTTTCTCATTCCAATTAGAATCAGCATAAGAGCCTCTAGTATTTCTTAATTCATCTATACTCTTTTGTAATGATGATTTTTTACTTTCTTCAGTTGTTTCTGATAATGTTTTTTCTAAAACAGCAATATTTCCATCCAAATCAGCAATTTTATCTTTGTATACATCGTCAATATCTTTATAAGAACTTTTAAGCAATTCACTCGCACTATCTGCATCTGTAACCTTGCTGGCATCTGTTGTAAATTTAGACTGAGCATATGCTTGATCATAGGTGTTTTTAGCATCTATAGCCTCTAATTTAAGACTATTCATTTGATCAATATATCCTTTTATTTCTTCTAATTCACTAACTGCCAATTCTCTATTATCAGCATAAGCCTGTGATGTTATATAATATACTTTATCCCTGGCAACTTGAATTTTTTCTGTAACATTATCATAATATTCACCTATTGATGAAACTGCCGAATCATTTTCTGAACTGTAATCTCCATCTGCACTTAAAGCATCTTTTAAAACTTTTGTTTCAGAATTTTTCTTGTTTTCTAATGCATTAATAATATCATAGGCATAATCATTTATTCTGTTTGCTATTTTATTTTCTCTATCAGATGTTGAATAACCACTCATATCTATTTTTTTAATATTCATTAATAGTTCCGTTCCACTCTTTGCAGTCTCTCTTACTGCTTTTTTGAATGAATCTGATATTCCTTCTCCGAAATCCGTATACTTTACTCCTGATTCTTGTAATTCTTTTGCTGATTTATAAGCACTTCCTGTAAATTTATTTATTATTTTTTCCCCAATAGTCAACTCTTCTGTAGCTGTATCTATACTCCTATTTATTAATGAGTTATAGCTCATTACTCCATACGCTGTTGTTGCAACACCTGCTGTAATTGCTAATCCTACTGGACTAAATAAAGCTGGTAATATTTTTGCTGCTAATCCTACTTTGCTTATTCCTACTGCTGTCTCTGTAGCATCTTTGGCTACACTTGCACCTTTGAATAATGATACTAAATTAGATATTCCACTTATTGAATTACCAATTGAACCAGCTATAGCTGTTACAACAGTACCAATTGCTATGGCAGTTTCTTTTATATCTTCTGTGTGATTAGATAAATAATCTACTGTATTAACTATACAATCTGTTATATCTGGTATCTTTCCAGTAAACCATGTTACAAACTGTTTTGCGTATGGTGCTAGTCTTTCTCCTAAAGCAATGTTCATTCCTTCAACAGCTGATTTAAGAATAGTCCATTGACCACTTAAAGAATCTAATTTTGTATCTGCCATTTTCTTAGCAGCTCCATCTGCTCCATATATTGCAGTAGTTAATTTATCATAATCAGATGTACCTGCATTAATTATTGCAAGCATTCCAGACATTGCTTCTTTTCCAAATAAATCACTTGCAGCAGCCGCTTGTGTAGCTGTATCAAGACCACCCATTTTCTCTCTAAGCATATCCATTACACCTTTAAGCGACTTCATATTTCCTTCACTATCAGTTAGTGATAATTTATATTTTTCCATTACTGCCGCCATAGTTTTTGTAGGTGATACCATATTAACTATAGCATTCTTAAGTGATGTACCTCCCATTGACCCCTTTACACCTGCATTGGCCATTAATCCTAATGCAATACTTGTATCCTCAATACTGTACTTCATAGCTCCCATTGTAGCACCAACATATTTAAATGATTCTCCTAAAAGTCCTATATTAGTATTTGCATTAGCACTTGCTTGGGCCATAACGTCACTTAAATGATTTGTATCACTTGCTTTCATTCCAAATGCTGTTATAGCATCTGAAATAATATCACTTGTACTTGCCAAATCTTCACCTGAAGCTGCAGCTGCATTTAACAAACCTGGCATAGCTGAAATAATATCGTTAGTTTTATATCCTGCCATTGCCAGATAATTCATTCCTTGGCTTACTTCTACTGCTGAAAAAGAAGTAGTCGCTCCTAAATTTTTAGCTGTATTAGTAAGTTTACTTAAATCTGCTTCTGTAGCTTGACTTGTAGCCTGTACAGTTTTCATGCCATATTCAAAATTACTAAATGTATTAATTGCTGTAGTAGCACCAAATCCCCCCATAGCGAGGGTACCTGCCAGTGCTATGGATATTACCTTTTTTGATCCTGCCTTTAACCATGAAGTAAGCTTATTATTTGCTTTTTCAATAACACTACTAGCTTGATCTTCTGCTTTTACTTTAACCTTTGCTTCTTTATTGTTTAACTTCTCAGTAGCACTCTTTACTTTATCCAATCCAGAAGTAGCATTATCTTTAAGCTTTGCTGTAGGGCTTATGGTTTTATCTGATAAACTCTTAGTTTTAGATTCTAATTTCTCTAATGGAGATGACATCTTATCATTTAACTTTGCAGTAGGACTAGCAGTCTGATTTCCTAAATCTTTAAGCTTCTTTTTTGCTTTTTCTGCTGTTTCTTCTACTTTTTTAACTTTATTAGATGATTCTTTATCTCCATTAACATTAATTTTTATATCTAATCTATAGATTTCTTTAGATGCTATTGCAATCACCTCCTACTTTCATATATAAAGAAAAAGGGTGCCTTTTACAGCACCCTATAATTATTACTTACTATTACGTTGTTTAACTTCAATAGCAGAGAATGCAAATAACAACTTTCTTGTCATATAATCTTTCTTCATCACATCATCCGGAGACATATTATGAAGAAGAAATAAATTATATAAAGCAGCTATTGATCCTCCACTACTTATTAGTTTTTTATATCATCTTCTGTAACCTCTACATCTTCCCCAAATCCACTTAATTGAAGAATAGATTCTACTAAAGCATTCTTTTCTCCAGCTAATAATTTCTTAATTATAAACTGTTTTCCTTCACTCAATTCATATTTTGCAAGTAATTGAGTATTGTTCCAGTTAAAATTAGTAGTAGCTGCTATAATAACTCCAGCATCATATTCTGCATTATCTAACTTTTCTTCCCACACACCTTTAACTTTTCTTTTTCTAGTGCATTCTTTTCTTATTCTACTTAATTCATCTCCTGTAAGACCTTTAAGTTCTAATTGTATTCCAAGCCTTTCAAGCTTTGCTTTTCCTTTAGGTGCTTCAAATTCTTCACCCATTAATTTTGCTAATATGTCCTCTTCCTTTGATGCTAATTGTGCTTGTTGTTCTTCATTTAATTTTTTCATTATAATATCTTCCTCTCTTATTTCAATTAATAAATAGAAAAGAGTAGGCATCTAATGCTCTACTCTAAAACTTAATAAAACTTTTAATCAGTTTGTACAATTTTATCAAGCAATTCATATCCATCAAATACAAATGGATATTCATTTTCAATTACTTCTCCTGGTTTAAAGTTTATAAGACTAATCTTTGTTACTCTACAATTTTTAAGTCTTATTCTTTCATAACCATATGCTTCAGGATCATCTATTTCAGAAATTATTTCAAATTTTTTGAATCCATTTTCTATCATTTTTGAAGTAACTTTAAACTCTTTAAGTGAACCAGTCCCCTTTTTAGCACCAGCTTTATGCTCTGTCCATTCAGATCCACAGGTTAAAAGTTCTTTCATGTCTATTTCTACATCTGCTGTTGTTTCACTTACCTGTGTCTGCCATTCACCATCAACGAAAATCTTCCCATATGTACCACTACATACTCTTGAAGTATCTAATTCTCCAGCCATTTACTACACTTCCTTTCTTATTCAGCAATTATTCCTGTTCCATAAACTCTCTTAAGCTTCTTATAGTGTGTTACTGCCCATGTCCAATACATTTCATCAGCTTCTGCAGTTGCCTGCTTTTCTTCATCAATTTTTACAACAAAATCATCTGCGATAATTCCATTGTTATTTAATGTTTCAAAATACTTTTTAAGTGAAGATAATGCAATAGTTCTTCCTGTATCATTAGCATCAACTTTTCCTGAAATCTCAAATCTTTTAGCCGAAGTATCTTCATTTACTGTTTTTAAAAAGATAACAGTCTGTATCGTTCCAAATGCCTTTCCAGCTTCATCTTTGTAAATCTTATATGTATTTACATCATCAGCAACAACAACTCTTCCACCATCTTCATAAAGTACAATAGTACCATTTTTAATAGCTGATGTTATTTGAGTTTTTGATAATTTAGGCATTACGGAATCAAATATTGTAGTTTCATTACAAATTGATTCCTTTAATCCTTTTCCTATTGATAATGCAGCGATATAAACCAATACTTCAGCACTGTTATAAGTCACACCATTGTAAGTCGCTGATTTTAAAAATAGATTGTTTACAAGATAATCATTATAATCATTAGATCTTTGGTTAGCATCATCTAGTGTTTCATCACCATTTACACCTGTAACAAATATAAGGAACATATCTCCATTTTCTTTACATTGTGTATTCCATGCCTGTATTGATGTTTGTAGTGATGCATCTGCATATTTATCAATAACAAAAGCATCTTTTTCATAACCTTCAAAGATAGTCATAGCATCTATATAATCTTGATTCGTTATTCCTGCGGTTCCATCATTACCACCAGTAAAATTCTTAGTAGCAACATTATCTAAAGTATTCGTAGTTGAGCTTACTTCACTTGTCTTAGCCGTAATATATGTGTTTGCTGTTGCATTATTTATTGTCTTTGCAATTTCTGCAAATGTTCCACTAACAGTAATATTGAATAACTGTTTTGATCCTTCATAAAGGATTATGTTTTTCTTATCTGAATCTGCAACATTAGTTTTTACTGTTACCTTAAAATCTCTAGTTGTTGGATATACAGTTTCTAATGTAATAGCATTTAATGGCGATGAATCTGTTGTTTGAAGTACTAAAGAAGCTTTTGATGCACTTGAATCTGCCAGTCTATATAGCAATAATTCTTTAGGTTTACCTAATAACGCAAGTTTCCCTAGTTTATAAGCTGTATAATTGTCATCGGTTCCAAATGTTGCTTTAAGAGTATTTTCTACATCATTATTTATTAAAACTGGTTCTTTTATTGGTCCCCAGTTGGCTGTTACTGTTAAAGCTAATGTTCCTGTTGTCCCATTTGCAATTGTAGCTTCAGCAGCAGTCTGGAATCTGTTATAAAAACCTGGTATTTCAGGTTTATTATCTGTTCCCCATGTTCCCTTTGCCATTATTTAACCTTCTTTCCTAAGAAATTTTTCACCATCTTATCTACTTCTATTTTTGTAAACTTATCTTCTTTTGAGCAATTAGAAAAAGCACCTGCTAATACTATTTTTGTATAGCCAAGTGCTTTTGCATTTTCCATATATTCCTCTACAGAAAACTTTTCTTCATTTACTGTAGTTTTAATTGTAGATGTAGCTGTTTCTTTTGTGGTAACATCTTTATTTACATCAGCCATTATACAGCCTCCTTCCTATTTAATAATTCCCTTTCCAATAATGTTTTTTAATTTAGGCGTATTATCTTCTATCATTTTTCTTTTAAATAACTCAATAGTCAACTGACCCTTGGTTATCATATCTGCCTCTTTATCTTCAGTTATACTCTTAATAGTAAGATATCTCCTATTTTCAATATCATAAGGTATTTTCAAATCAGTAATTAAATGTTCCTCGATAGTATCAAGAATCTGTTCTATTTCAGATTTATTTTCACTTACCACATGACATATAAGAGTTTTTTCTTCTCTTATAACCCTGTTTGTTTCTCTCATCCTATCCTTATTAGTTACTCTCCATAAAATTGAAGGTACTTGAAAATTACTTTTCCAGTTATTAAGATATACAGGAATATCAATAATACTTTTACTATAATTACTTAAAGCATCAAGCCATCTATCTTTATTTTCTTCAGTGTCTTCATGTAATGCAATAATAGTAAATTTTAAACCTTTTGCTATTGCATTCCACTCTTCATCTACTATATCTTGTCCTATAATCCCATCAAATTTGCATGTAAAACTCTCGCCTGTTTTAGGATTAGTTATTACTTTTAAATTTAATGCTTTTATTGACTGCTCTGCTAATTTATCTAAACTCTTAAAAGAAAGTCTTTCATCATACAACCATATTTCAATACTTCTCTTAAATCCAACTACTTCCCCATTATCTGTATCGTCTTTTGCAACAACAACAGAATATGGCTTTTCTGTCTGCTTGTCTGGTACATTAGGTTCATAGCATCCTTTAAGTTCCGTAACTTCTTTGAGCAACTGATTTCTTATTGCTAGCCTCATATATTAATCACTCCAATACTTACCAACAGCTTCTATTATAAATTCTTTATTATTATTTAAAGTATCTTTTAATATTGGCATAGGCTTAATACCTTTTACACTCTTAGCAAAATGTCTTTCCCCATCAGTATCAACCCAACTTAATACTTTGCCTTTTACTGGAACTATCTTTTTACCAGTAGGTCCGTATATACCAGTACCTTTTTCAAGCCATTCTCCATATTCTGTGCCATGTGCTAAATATACAGAATACTGGCTGCCACCACCCTCTACTCCACCATTTATTCCATTTCTAGCATGAGAACTTCTATCTTTCCAGTAAGCTTTTTCTTTAGCTTTATTAACAAGCGTAGGTGCTATAATTCCTCCAAGTAACATTCCCATACCAACTTTTTTCCTGTTAATATAATCAATAACTTTAAAACCCATGAAATCAAGTCCTTTCTAAATCACACAAGTAACCACATAAAGTATCTTCGATTATTATTGGGTAAGCTCCTGTAACTTTTATATGTCCTTCTTTAGACTCAAATTCAACAACATTCTTTTCATCTATCTTTATTTCATTCTCATTATTTAAAATCATCTTATATTTATTTGTAGTATAAGATGTTCCTTGAGTTTTACTTTCAATTGTTATTTTGTTTGAATTATCTTCTAAATATATTATTCCAGTATAAGTTATTATATTTTCAACTTTCTCATAAGCACCATCTACAAGAACTTTTTCAATATATTTAACATCAAAAGTAGTAGGATTTATTGATATACCTTTATTGATTGCATCTATAATCTTTTTAGATTTTAATCTAGCCATTAACAGCCATCTGCCCTTCTCATAGATGTTTTATATCCACTTGTTATACTTGGATTTAGCTTAGATTGTTCTGCTATATAGTCAGCTTGATATATACTAGCAAGATTATTCCAATAATCTGGATCAGCATTTTCTATTTCTATAGGACCAACTTTTATTTTGCTATCTGTATTAGCTTTCATTAAACAGCCTCTCCAACTTGCTTTTAATACATTATTGTCATTGACTGCTAATAAGTTTTCAAGTTCTTCATCGCTAAATACAGGATACTGACTTTCATTTAAATTAATTTTTAAAATATCTAACGGTGTAAGTTCCATAACTATTCACCTTCTTTTCCTGCTCCATTGTCTTCTCCTGTGTTGTTATCAGTTCCATCTGCTTCTCCACTATTGTCTTCAGCAGGAACTTCAACTTCTTGTTCTTCTATTTCTGAATGTTGCTTTAATTCTGCAACATCTTTTTCAGCAATTTCAAATTTTTCATCTTTATTAATGAATTTACCACCATATTTTAAAAATTTATTAGCTGTACCAATATATTTTTTAACTGTTATTGTTCTTTTCTTCGCCATACTAATTACTCCCTCTCTATATAATTAAAGAGCAGCTAAATATTAACTACTCTTTATTAACCTACAGTTGCAAAGAATACTTCATCTGCTCTATCAAAACTTACAATAGGCATTACAGATACTTTAGTATCAACTGTAACTGGATCTTCTTTAACCATTGTTGTAATTGCTGTTCCTGTTCCAACCATAGTAGTATCAAGTTTTCCTGAACCATGTGTCTTGTCAAATTCTTCAGGTGTAACACCATAAACTGTATTTCCTAATGTTGTTCCGCTCATAAGAGTAACTTTATTGTTTTCATAATATTGTACTGCTGATGCTCCTTCATAAGGATAGTAAGTAGAATCATCTAAGAATACAACTGTTATTCCCATAACTTCTTTAGCAAACTGTAAATAATCTTTTTGAGATAATATTCTGTTCTGATTCATAACATTACCATTTAGATGCCCTTTAATTGCAGTATTAACTAAGAATGTATTATCAAATGTTGTCTCAGTAAGCATTAATGTTGTTGGTTTTGGGTAATTTTCATTAGTTAATACCTTCTGCCATTTCTTTACGTCTCCAACTATATCTGCACTTGGATTAGTCCACTTATCTGTAGATGTTAATGTGACTTTGTGGTTACTTGGTACTCCATAATCAACAACTACTCCTCCATCATTTGCATCTGATGAATAATTTATTACTCCATTCTGAACAACCTGTGCTGCCATTGCTTTTGGAATAATATCTGAACCCTTTACCAAATTAACCTGTCCATCAAAAATTTGATCAGATATTGCTTTAACTAAATTCTCGTTATTACATCCCATTGCTGATATTAATTCTCTTCTTGTAGTTTCATCAATTCCTGTTGATTCTTTGAAGAATGGTATTTCTGTGCTTTGTACTGTGATTTCTGCAGATAAGCTTCTCATCTTAGCAGCTACATCAAAAGTACTTTGTCTTAAAGCAATTGGTTTCTTTTTAGCACCTTTTGCATTTTCAAGTTTTGTTCCTAATACTTTTTTAGGTGGAAATAGTGATTTTTCTAGTGTTGGCTCTACTGGTAACTCTTTCATGTAAAGAGCTATGTTTTGTGAATTTATAAAATCTTGTAAATTCATATGTTTTTACCTCCTTCTATTTACCAAATATAATCATTGGCATTGCTGCTTTTTCAACTGCTTTATTAGTTGTATCTAATTTAACAGCACTTTCATAAACTGCACCATGTACCATTACTGCTGCAATTTCTATAGCATTGTCTGCTACTCCATCGGCTGATGCAGAATTTTTGAAATTTAAATCCTGATATAATATTCCATATGCTGTTGTTGAACCAGGTGTATCTCCACTAACTCCTGTTGTAACAGCAACTTTACCATCTGCTGAAATTAATGTTCCAGCCTCTAATACTTCCTTATCATTTAGTTTTGCTTTTACATCTGCTTTTTTAATTTTAATAGGCAATGTAATAAAGTGATCTCCTGCAATTAATCTAAGCTTTTTATGTGATGCTCCAATTGTATATGAACTTTGATGCATATACTCATTCCTCCTTTAAATTTAATTTTTAATTAGCTGCAAATGAACTAATATCTTTTACCTGTTTTAATGATTCTGCCTTATCTTTTCCTAGCTGTGTAGCAAAATTAGTGTTTGTTGGTTCTTTACCCCCATTATCTGCTCCACCAGTAACAAATGAGCCTGTTCCCTTTGGATCAATATTGAATAGATACTCATGAGATTTCTGTAATGGTTCAAGTTGTTCTTTTAAACCTATAATTGAATCTCCATCAACTTTTAACTTATCATTATCAATAAGTGCCATAATAAGCTTTTTATCTTTAACATTAAAAGCTCCTAGTCCTTTTTCTAACGCATTATTAAAAGCAATATCTGATAACTTCTTCTCATAATCATCTGTTATTGTTTTATTTTTGTCTTCAAGCTCTTCAACTTTTTCTTTTAAACCAGCTGCATCTTTAAACTCATCTTTAAGATTAGATATTTGTGTATCTCTCTCACCAATCTGTTTCTTATATTCCTTAGCCTGTTCATTCACCTGGTCGAATCTACTTTTAGGAACATATTTACCCTCGCTTACATCCTCAAAGTCCTGTTTATCTAATTCTTTCTTTTTATCATCTGGTAAAGCTTTGTATGCTTCTTCACCTATTATGTCTTTAATTTTTGCCATTATATATTTCCTCCATTTCTATTATCATTTTTTAACGTGTTAGGTCCACGATAGAAATTAATCAGTTCTTTAATGTCTGCTGATTAAAAGACATAATAAAAAGCCTTATTTCTAAGACTTTAGTTCATAGGAACAACATATATATTCATAACATTTATTATTGCGCTTACCATCAGTTCCACTATCATACGGACAGTTTATTATAGGTGTCTTATTATTTCTATATATACATTCTACACTGTAACTACTACCTAATATATTTGCATATTTACATACTTTTAGATTTTCTATTTTGGGAATACGATAGTTATTTTTACTCATATCTTTTGCTATTCATCAGTTTACTCATAGCCTGTTTATGAATATTTATATTATCTTCAAGTGCAATATTTAAAGCTTTATTCATTTCTTGAGATAAATTGCGATTTAAAACTTGTTTAATTCCCTCAATGTTCTTTTGTAACCTTCTAGTTAGAGTATTATCTAACTTTATTAAATACTTAGTTTCACAATGAGGACATTTAATATAAGTTTCTGATATCATTGCTCCTAAATATTTTTCCTTAATTTGTGGCTCAAATTCATGTTTACAGTTTGGATTATCACATATAACCTTCACCATTCTCATCCCCTTTTATTTCTCCAATCGCTTGGAATTTTAAAACATACTTAATTGTTCCATCTTCTTTATAGTTAATAGTCTTGCAACTGTGTTTATAGTATCAATAATCTTTTTCTTATCATCAATACAAGCATCTTCCCATTTTGTATATCCTAAGTTAGCAAATACCCATTGCTTAACAATGTCATATTCTTCATCTGTATTTGTAAGAGCTCTAATCATCTTACTATAATCAAGTTTCATCTTATGACTTGGCTTGTACATTTTCTTTGCATCTTCTGTAAGCCTTTTAAAATCATCTAGTGTGTTTTTTAATTCTTTTATGTCCTGTTGAGATGAAATTAGTTGAGTATTTTCTTTTAATATTTTTTCGCATTGAATAAAATAATTTCTATATTCATGTGACTTAGTAGTTCTTGTCATCATAGCAATGTGTTTAGCAAACTCTAAAGATATAGCAAAATCCATAGTTTCATTACCTTCAACATCATGTTGAACCCCTGTCCAATCTATATTTTCTTTAAAGAATTCATTTTCTTGAATGTTGCTTTTGTACCATCTTGACCAAACAGCTTTATTTAATCCTAATCCTAAATACAATTCTTTAGCTGATACCAATTGTTCTCCATTTTCATTAGTTTTAATTTTGATCAATTCATTTTCCATATTGTTCATCTATCCTTACTATTGATTAATTGCATAATAAAAAGAATAGGCGTTAGGAATATACCCTAACATGAGTAACCTATTCTATATGAGAGCTGTCGGTTATATGGTATCTTGTCCTGTATAACCTTCTCACATAAAATAAAAAAGATAGGTGGGGGACTTCTCTAATCCCAAATCCTATCTTGAACATAATAAAAGCACCTAGATTTCTCTAAGTGCTAAATTCTTACTATAATTATTATATCATGTGTATCTTTTAAAATTTCTCAACTTTTTCTCATTTTCTTCTCATAATTCAAACAAAAATAGCACCTACATAAATTTTAAGTAAATGCTATTCTTGTATTTCATATGAGTCTGACATGAATTTTCTATATTCATCTTTTGCCCATTGTGGTGCATCATCTTTTATCTGCAACCCATCATCTGTATAGTATCCATAACCTTCCTTCATAAATTTTGGTTCATCTTGTTCCATAATATCACTCTTTCATTTTTATATATTCTTTTAATTTATTTTCTACTTTCATACCAAATATTTGGGCAAACTCTCTTGGATTATCTCCCCCAAAATATTCAGCAAATGCCTCTGCAAAAGTTTCAGATGGATTCTTTCCCCCATATCTGCTAACAAGCTCAGGTGCATCTTTAAAACTGTATGCTTTATCGTAGATGTTATTATACTCTAATAATACATCATTTATAAAGTCTTTGCACCATTTGCTACTGTCTAATTCTCTATTATCCATCCATTTTAAAGAATCAGCTATATGATGTCCATATTCGTGCACAAAGGTTTTATATCCACGTGCGTTTGGTACTGTCCATTGTGTTCTTATGCATCTTTCAATATATTCTCTATTATAGGTTTTATCACAAAAATACTTTCCGTTTAATACAAGCTCAACTGCTTCAGGTCTCTTTGGGTAATAGCTATAATATCCTACTGGTTCTATTCCTGCCTTAACTTTTATAGCTGGTAATTTCACCGGATCAATTTTCTTAAAACCTTTAAAATACTCATGGAATTTATCTAACCAATTAATGCTGTCTTGCAATAAGTCTTTATTTATAGGATATTTTCTACTATCACTGAAATTAATATCAAATGTATCTTTTAAATGTTTGCTTATTTCTTTTTTATTTTTATATTCTTTTGAACTAAACTCAAACGTCTTCCATGATACTGCATCCTTATCTTTTGATGTATCTCTATTATACAAATTTTCTCTAATATTATATTTGTATCTACTTATATTAACTTTTACAGTTCCATCTTTGCCATTAACTTTTACTAATTCAGCACCAGGCTTATTGTCTGTATTATCAATTGTATTAAAGTCTGTGCTCCATTCATCCAGTTCCGTATCTTCATTACCTTCAACCCATTTATTTATTCTTACTATTGCATCATCGATATCTGCAACTTCTTCTGTAAAATAACACAGACAGTTTGGATGTTGTAATGGTGTTTCTTCTGGTTTAAATATTTGTCCATTATAATCATCACATATATCTGTTTTACCATGCATACGAGCACTATGACTTGCACTTAAATTCCACCTTAGCCCTTTACTAAAAGGATTTTTCTTAGCATTTTGAATTTGTGTTTCTGTAGCTGCATGAGTAATACTGGTTCTAGCTAATCTTTGAGCCTGATATGATATCTTATAACTATTGAAACCTGCCTTGAAATTATTTGTAACAATTCTATTATTAGGGTTAATAAGCAATTCCAAATCATTAGCCAGCTTTCTAGCATTGGCTCCACTGGCAATATTCATTTTTATAAATTCATCTATCTTATTGCTATTATCTGAAGTTAGGTCCCACAATCTTTTACTTAATGTCTTTCCATCTTTGTAATATTCACCTGCAACTAGATTTTTAACAACAGTATTTGAATAACTATTAATATTATGTTTAACTATCTCACTTAACTTTCTATCTTTTGCAACTTGATCTACATAATCTAAGATAACTTGTCTTTGTATAATAGAACTTTCCATAATATTATCTTTAATATTAGGATACAGTTGCTTATATAAGTCTTTAGTATAATCATTAAGTAATCTTGCAATATCTATATCATGTACTCTAGTTCTACTTATATCAGGTAATTCTAATATCTCATCAATAAGCCTTGTAGCTGATTTAGCATATATGTTATTAATCTGTTTTTCCTGTTCTATTGTAAGTTGCAGTATTTTTTTCCTTGCCTCTAATACCTTTTTCTTATAAGGGTTCATGATACATCACCACTATTCTTCATCTTCTAGTTGTTTATTTATATCATCAATCTCACTATTCGTATCCTTTAACATTGAATCCTGAGCATTCTGCAACATAGTAGTTTCCTCTAAAATTTCTTCAAAAGCCTTTTCTGCATCTTCTTCATTTGTAAATTCTTTAATATATGATTTTCTACTTCTAACCTTTCTATCAACTTCATCCATAGCTTTATCTTTCTTATCATCTTCATCTGAAGGTAATGGAACATTTCTCTTTATTATCTTTGTGTAATTCATTAGTAACCAATACTTATCAAATATTCCTGGATAACAAAAAGAACCTACTTCGATAATAAAATCAATTAGGTTCAATAAAGGTTTTTCCCAGTCATTAAATTTTTCATCACACCTGGCCATCAAATCATTGTATAGATATCCCATAGCTTTTGCACTTGGTATATTGTTTAAATCAGTTATCTTTGGCATATCTAACATTTCTCTCATGTCAGAATCACATCTATTTAGATATGCATCAATTGCTCCACTATTCCCTATATTATATTCTTGCCTCTGTATCATTGCCTGTTTCCCCTGTGCCATGGCTTCATCTGATGTTCTTATAGCATGTAATGCATTAGGTGCTACAGTTAGTTTATTAACATCATCTTCATTACCATCAATTATAGCTTCTGCCCCAAACATCTGAAATCTTAATGCATCTGCAAAATCACTATTTCTTTTATTGTATTGGTTTTGAGAATCTACTAAGTCGGTTACATCAGATTCCCCAAATTTACTATTGAGCTCCCCAGCATTCTTTATTAGCCAACATGGAATAGTTTTAGATATTGTAATCTCATTGTCTATAGTTAATTCTTCCTGAAGTTCTGAATTTAAATAAGTTTCTTTCTTATAGAATGGTTTGTACTCTACTATCTTATTATCTGCATCTAGTGTCCTCTCTAATGGCTTGTAATAATAAGTATGTAGATAATACACCTTATCTTTATCCTCTTCTTTAAATACATTCTGTTCATCTTCTTCAAAAAATATTACTTTAAGTAGTTTTCCATTTTTCTCTTTATAATAAAAATTCTCTATGCTTTCATATTTAATAGCAATAGGTTGTCCTGGATTAGCTTCTGCTCTAAGAAGCACTCTTTTTTTTATTGTAGCTTCTAAAAATGCTTTTCTAGTATTATTCCAAAAATCATTATTTTCAAATACATCTTCAATGTATTTTCTAAGTTCCTCACAATTATCCTTATCTTTTAAATCATCAGCTTTAAATATAAGTGTAGGTTCTTTACCAAACATCCATCGTGCCTGTTTTCTAAGTAACGGCTTAATTTTGTTTCTTATTTCTTGTGTAGGCTTATAATCAATATTATCATCTATTGTCCAATTCTGACCGTATAACACAGGATTATTCTTTGCTGCTTCTAAATCCTCACTCTTGCCTTTATAAAATATATAATCTCTTAATACTTGCCTTCTTTCTCTTATTTCATTCCATGGTAAATTTAACAGCGTATCTCTTACACTTTTTGCTTGTCTTTCTTCTACAGTTTCCAAATTAATTCACCTCTTATTTATCAAATTATTTCCCATTTTTAAAATATAGTATTTATAAACATTTACTATTAAAAACTTATTATTTAGTTAAAAGTCTGACCTTTAAATTCATTACTTTTAATAAACTTAGTATTTAAGCCATTTTTATATTTTTATAATTTCGCTAAATCAAAGTTATTCGAAATAATTAAGCATTTACAGCCTTAATATTTCCCAGCTTTTTAGAATATATTTTGTCCTTGTCTTCCATATGGATCAACAGCTTTTTTGTTAACTACTCCCTTTCCTTTTTGGTAAATTGAATCATCATATTCTTCAACTTTAAATCTTAATACTGTATATACAAAATATCTAATAGCATCCATAGCATGGTCATTTTCTTTTATAACTTCTTCAATCCCTTTACTACCTTTCTTTGCATCCCATACATATGAACTAAATTCTTTTAAGGTATTCTGACAGCATTCATTAACGTAAAATAAACCAATACTTAGTGCACTAGCAACTGTTCTTATTCCATCTAGTACATCATTATTAGCTGGTAGTATATTCTTAAAACCATCATCACGTAATTGTTTTATAAAACTTGCTGCACTTGGATCAACTATTATTCTTACTGGTATGATATCTCCTAAGAATTTTTTTAAATCTCTTGAATATTGAATATCAGCCTTTTGTATTCCTGTATTTCTACCACTATAGTAATATTCTTTTACTATGTACCATTTATCATTAAAAAGTCCCCACAAAAGAAAGACAGTAGCATTTTGAGTTCCATAATCTATACTTACATAATACTTTTCATATCTTCTTTTAATAGTCTTTACTTTGTGTATATCCTCATTGAACATATCATAAATAACACCTTCTGCAAGGCACCATAAACCAAGAATGTATCGTTTATAAAATATTCCTGAATACATTCTCTTATATCTTTCTTTTACTCTTTCAGATAAACTTAAATTATCATCCATAGTAAAATGTAAATGAACTGCATTCTTTTCTTCTAACTTATCTAAAAATTCCGTTTTAAACCAATGATATGGTCCATCTGGATTGCAATTAAACCACATTTTAGCACCATCAACAGAACATCTTGAAGTAGCTTGATTTACAAATGATTGTGGCATCAAAGCAACTTCATCAAATAATACACCTGCTAATGTAATACCTTGTATCAAGTCTTGTGAGCCTTCATCTTTACCACCAAATAAATAGAAGTCATTACTTTTCCCATCTTTAGATATAGTAAGATAATTTTCATTAGAACTTCTATGATCTTTACACTTGTATCCTCTACCTTTTAACATTTTCTTAAGTGGCTTTATAACATTTCTTCTTAATGAACCTATAGTTTTCCCACACATTGCAAAATTTTCATCATCAAATTCCTCTGTTGCCCACATAACAAATGATAATGACATTACTACTGTCTTACCAGCTCTTACTGAGCCATCAGCAATTAGGATATCTTTCCTACATACGGGAGATAACGCATTCCACCATGTTAATACTTGAATCTGTTTATCTGAAAAAGGTTGAAATTTAAATACTTTCTCTTTATGCTTTTTCTTACTCATTGTTCCATACCTGTGTAGTTCTGCCCTTTAATGCTTCTAAGAATCCATCATCTTCAATTTCTCCTTCATCATTATCAGTAATTCTATTAGTTTCCGCTTTAGTTTTTGCAATATCAGCTTGGAGCTTCAACTGTTGAAGTTTCTTGTATTCAATATCCAACTTAGTCTTTTCTTCATCTGATAACAGATTACTTAACTTCGATAATACATCCATTGCTTTCATCTTATCTGCTAACTTAAATTTAATTCCATCCTTACCTTCTGAAACTTCTGATATTATACTTGTATCTAATCCAACACTGTCTTTTAATTTTACATAGCTATATTCACTGATCTTTTGTGCTCCAGTGTTAGGATCTACAACTGGTATATCAATTCCATCTTTATTCTTTTGCCATTGTGGTACTTGCTTAACTCCAAACTCTAAGTAATCACCTATGTCAGCTAGTGCTATATCTTTGTACTTTTGTATCAATGTTCTTTGTAAAAATTCCTTATTTAAATCTTGTGCTATTAATTTATCCAACTGTTCCTTAACCTTAGTATTTCTAAGTAGCTTATTTCCATTTACCATGGCAGTTTCATAAGTACACTTGTAAGCTCTTGAATAAGCCTTGGTAGCATTTAAACATCTAGAATATATAACACAAAAGAGCCTCTGCTTATCCGTTAATTCTTCATTCTCCATGACTTCTTTAACTTCATCAGCAATAGGCTCTTTTATATCACATTCATTATTCTTTTTTGCACCTGCACTCTTTTTATTTTGTGTGCATACTTTTTTACTTTTTGTGTGCATACCTTTTTTATCCTTGCACCACTTATATCTAGTCTTCCATGACTTAACTGTATTGATAGATACATTGTATTTCTCTGCTATTTCTTTATACTTCATACCATTAATATAATCTTCTTCTGCCAGTTCATAATTTTGTTTATCCATATCTTACTGTCACCACCTCGCTCTGCTAATATATTATTTATCTTCTTTTTTCACTGTTCTTAAAGCAGTTTTCTAAATCTTTGTATATATTAAGATTTACTACTTCTCTTATACATGTTCTATGTCTGTCACATGCTGGATTATCCCTTTTACATATGCATCTTACTTCATTAGTGCCTTTCTTATATCTTAAATAACATTTAATTTTCACTTTCTCCACCTTCTTTCAATATATCTCTTTTCACTATTCTTTCTATTACTTCATTTCCTATTATTGTTGCACTTATAAATTTTATATAATTATCATCCTCTGCCAACTTTCTAAGCTGGTCCTTATTTAATCTTGGTAATCTGTTTCTTATCGTATCTATTCTTCTTTGATATTTGTTCATATTTTCTTATCTCTTTCTAATTTATCACATAAAAAAAGAACCCTATTTCTAAGATTCTATTAATTTTCATAATATTTTCTTTCAATTCCTATTGTTTTCCACGTTAAAACGTGGTAAAATATATACATAAGGAAGGAGGTGAGAACGATTGATATAATAATAAAGGTACTTACAATCATCTGGTTGATTATACAAATCGCCTGCAAGCTTGTTGATATAATCGATGATGATAAATAAGTACCAACTCAATACTTGGGGAACTAACAATTCCCTCGTAAAGACATTATATCATATCGTAAATTGTTATGAAATATTTAAATAATAACCTTACTACTATCATTATTGTATTACTTACTTTAAAACTTATTGATTTTAAAAATATTTCTATTCTTGATATTTTAATTGTAGTATTACTCATTATTAACATTATCCTATCTTTTATAACTAGAAAGGATTGATAAATATGAATCTTAAAGAAATACGTAAATCTCAATCTTTAACATTAAAAGCACTATCTGAATTAAGTGGTGTTCCTCAACGTACTATTGAAGATATAGAGCGTAAAGATGAATGTAAAGTATCTACTGCTATTAAATTAGCTGATGCTCTTAATGTTACTCTCGATAAACTTTGTAGATAGTAAATTATAAAAACCAGTAAATACAATATATTGTGCCATGGAGGATTTTCACCTCACCTTCAATATATTTTATGTATTTACTGGTTTCTAAGGTTTACGCAGTAACGACTAAACATTGTTGTAATCCCTGCCTAGCATTACATGTGTATTTATAAAAGGGGTTTAAGAATTTATGTCTGAGGTATGTAAGCTTTAATGTTAGGGGGCATGTCTTACTGGATACCTCTTACTTAATATTATAACTGTTAACTAAATTTATTTTTCTCGATTTCTTCTCACTTTTTTATCATATTTACTCAGTAAATATCGATTCTTTATAATTATCTATAATCTCCACACATGTATCTATACATATAAAAATCTTTTCGCTGTATATCATGCTTAACTGTTCCCATATTTCTATCGCCAAATTGCTAAACACATTATTTTTGATTGCTTCATAGTCCTTATCTATTCTTATTATTCCAAGCGTATTTTTATACATATCTAATTACTATACATAATATTAAACAAGCTATAAGCTTTAATATTGTTATAACCATATGTTCATCCTTCTTTTTGTTTTATTGCACAATAAAAAAGGACCCTATTTCTAGAATCCTTTACTTTAGCATTAATAATTTTGATTAACTTTATCCCATATATAAGCTACGTCTTTATATACTTTATCAACCTCATCATATAATTTATCTAATTCATCCATTACAGGTTTTTGAACTTCATCAAGCTCTTTATTTAAAGCTTCTAATTCTTTATAATATGGTTCAAGCTTCTTTTGTGTATCTAGTAATTTGTCTTTTTCACTAGCTGTTAAAATAGATAGTGATTTTATATAATTTACCATACCATCGTATATGTTTTCTTCATTATCATCATCTAAACTTTCTTCATTTATGTCAAATTCATTAATAAGCTTGCTTTCTTCGTATTTATGAACTTTATCCATTATTTTGCTATCTTCATTTTGTATTTCATAAATCTTATCATCCACTTCTTGTATTTTAACTCTTACATCAACTCCAATAGTGTCTGCCTTATCAAGTAATACATCAATTTGCTTATATATTGATTGTATTACTTTTTCTGATTCAAATAATTTTTGTTTTTCATCATTATTTATACCTTTCAATGACAGTATATATTCTTTTAACCAACTATCTAAAGTGCCGACTTCTTGTGTTTGCTCTATTGTATTTTCTTTAATATTATCTGTATTAACTGTTGAAGCAAATACACTTGTTGGTACTGAGCTAACAACCATACATCCAACCACTAACACTTTTAATAAATTCTTTTTCATAATAAATCATCTCCTTTATTTTTTTCTTATATTTATAAGACGAGCTATTCACTATAAAAAGTTTTAGAAAATAAAAAAAGTTTTTATAACTATTAAAAGACATATATAAACTTTTAAATGTCTAAGTTAATTAACTTTCTACTTAGAATAATTTTTAGTTTATTTCATAAAACATGAATTATGAATAGTTGTATTTATCTTAGATATTTTAAACCCAGTGCATGAACTGCGCTACATTTAACACTAATTGGTCTTTTCTTCTTCCAGCTGTTGAATTTGAATAATTTAGTGCTAACGCTATTGACTGTACAGATTTCTTATCTGAATATTTATATTTTAATATCATCTGTAGATCATTCTCTAACATTTCTAGGTTCAGTTTCATTCTGCTATTCTTCTCTTTAATCTTTCTTAATCGTTTCTTTAACTTTAGTAATCTTCTTGTTTTCATAGCATGTTCATTTTCTAATTTTTCTATAGCATTACATATCTCACGTTCTGCAAAGCTTATACCTAAGGAAGATGTTTGTACTCTCTCACTTATTGAAACTCCATTTTGATAGTAATCTATTTTAATATTTGTATTCTTAATATCCTCCTCTATTTCACATATATTAGATTCTAACATTTCTACTTCTGCCGAAATATTTTTAATTTCCTTTTCATCATCATAGTACCCATATAGAGCTCTTTCTGTTTTTTTATATATTTCTTTTGGTATATAGAGATTTTCCTCTTTTTTCATATCTATCACCTATCCTTTATTAACTTATTTATGGTATAATATTAGATAGATACAGCATTAGAGAAGCTTTATAAGTTTCCGTTTATAGTTCTCTAATGCTTTTGTTATGTTTAAAATTATTTTATACTTTTAGTGTCTTTTTATTTTCTCTCATAAAATCTGCTAAATCTCTTAATCCATCTCTAACAGTCATTATTTTTTCTGCTATATCATCTAAATTTTCATTTTCATGTAGGTTCAATTTTAGTAATTCTTCATCAATAGCTTTCGCTATATCTGCACTAAGATTTAACTTAGATTTTAATTTTTCTATTTGATATGAAAGTTCCATATTATCTCTATTAATCTTCACTTGTTTATCCTCCATCAACTTGATACTTTCTTAGCATTGTGAGCTATTGTTCATATTTTCCATTAATTCCAATTGTTATTCTAATATTTAAAGCTTTGAAAATTTTATCTGCATTTTCTAAACTAATACTTCTTTTTCCACTTTCCCAATATTCAATTGCTCTAGATGTGCATCCAATCTTTTCAGCTAATTTCTTTCTAGATAAATTATTTTTTACTCTCTCTTTTGAAATCATTAGTCCTATATTCATGTTATACCTCCAAATTATTTGTATATTTTTTGAAATTATAAAAGGATTTTGAATTATTATATCGAACTATTGTTGTATAAGGAGGTGATATATATGCCATCTACAGGAGAAAAACCAGGTAAAGGTACATACAGATGTACTAATTGTGGTCAATTAGTTCGTTTAGACGATACTACAGACACATTACCACCATGCCCTAAATGTGATAAGACTACCTTTGTAAGAGTTTAGTATTCACAAAATTTTTAATAGCTTCATCAGAATAGCCAAAAGCTTTTCCTAAAATCCAATGTTCAAAAATTGTTTTTGGTTGTTCTGGAAGTTTTTTTATGACTTCCAACATATATTCATCTTTATATATCCATACTGTTTTCCATCCATGTGAAAGTTCTTCAACATATGATCTTAATTTGAAATTATTAATTATCTTAATTGAAACATCAACATATCTATCTTGGACTGGTTCACATGAGCATGGCTTTCCCTTCTGGACCATATCGCAATTAAAATCAATTCTATTAAGTACAAAATTATCCATGTTATATCACCCCTTAATCATCATCAAATATAAGTATTGTGTAGTATTTTAAATATAAAAATACCGTACATTCTTTTTGAATAATACGGTATTAAAGTTAGTTTTTAATTTTATAAGATTAAATTTACCAAGATATCTGAGTTACTATCCTTGAGACATTTGTTGTTTAACAACTGCAATTTCTTCTGGAGTTGCTGGTTGTGCTGGTATATAATATCCCTTCTCCTTAGCTTTAGTAAAAAGATTGTATTGACGATATTCATCTTGATTTCTCATTTGCTGAATTGTTTCACGTAATTGTTGATTTTCACATTGAGAAATTATACCACCATATGCTGCTAAACTTGCATTTAATCCAGCAAGATAATCACTTATCATTTCTTTTTCTTGCATATTTTACCCCTCCTAATTTAAAAATTCCATTAACTTTGCTTTATTTGCTTTTGCATCTTCAGCATCCTTTTTTAACATTTCTTTTAATGTTGGATCAGTACATTGTTGTGAATAGTCTTCTAACTTTTTCTCGATAGTACAATGAGCTCCAATTAAATGACGTAGATTTTGTAATTCAAGCTGATTTAAGTTAGCCATTATTCTCACCTCCAATTTAGAACTTCAATATTTAATATTTTCAAAATGAAATATGTTTATTCATTTTTTAATAAATTTTACAACCTCACAACTTTTAATTTATTATCAAAGATTTTATATTATATGGTTTATATAATTTTATCTTCTAGTATTTTCAAATGATGGTGGTGTTGGATTTGGAGCTTCATGTGAAGGACCAGGATTAGATAAATTAAAATATAGTTTTGAATCTTCTGTAACTCCAAAATCTTTATTCGAACCTGTCTTTTGAACTTTATTTAATGCTTCTCTAAATAAGGCATTATGTGCTTCTTCTCTATTTAATAGAAAATCAATAGTTGCCCTTACTTCTTTATCTTCAATTTGTCTATAAAGATATTCATAAACTACTTTTGCCCTTTGTTCTGAAGCTATATTAGATAATAAATCTGCAACTAAGTCTCCAGTTACTGTTACATAATCTGCAGTCCAAGGTGCTCCTGATGAATTAATAAGTACTGGTGATAATCCACATTGTACGTGTGTTTGAATTTCTCCATTTTCAACTTTTTCATTAGCAACGTCGTGACCATTTAATAAATTTATTGTTTGTGCCACCATTTCCATATGACTAAGTTCTTCTGCACCAATGTCTAAAAATAAATCTTTTATTTCTGGATCTTTTATTCTAAAGCTTTGCGAAATATACTGCATCGCTGCTTTTAACTCTCCATTTCCTCCACCTAATTGTTCTTGCATTAATACAGCATATTGTGGATTTGCTTTTTCTACTTTTACTTCGTGCAATAATTGTTTCTTATGTTCAAACATTTAAATACCTCCAAATAATTAATTTATCTAATTTATTATTTGTTAATATATATTTTTATATTCAATACCGTAATATTAAATTTTCAAAGAACAATTTCTAATTTATTTCGTCAAATTTGCATATTCCGAATCACATCAAATCTCTATCTAAAGCAAATAATGTTGTTTCTTCACTATCTATTGATTTGTTAAAACGATCCCTATTATATTCATGCATAGATTCAGGAATTTTATAATATCTATTTATATTGTTATAAGCTTCTTCTCTTTCTAATTCTCTTGGATTATTATCTTTTTCACTTCCTTCTATATAAGCAACATTATCCTCGTAAAACTCCTTTGCTTCTTCTTCAGTGCCTGCACCTATTAATGCATAATAAGCATAATCCTCATTATTAAATTCATAAAACTTCATTACTTCTCTACCTCGATTACCTCTTCACTAATTACTTTATAAAAGCTTGGTTTGTAATTATGTTCTTCCTGCCATTTATAAAAAACTTCATTTAGTCTTTTCTCCAGCTCCAACGCATCTTCTTTTGTTACATCATCTAAATAACATTCTGCAGCTTCTCCAATAGTCTCATACATTGCTTCCTGAATGTTCTCAATTACTCTATCAACATCAATTCCAAAGTTTTCAGCATCTTCACATAAACCTATTCTAAATCTGCTCAAACCTTCTTTTTCTGCTATTTCATATCCATACTTTTGGGCATCTTCCTTATCATCAAAATATTCTTCTGGCATCCAAATCTCATTGTCATATTGTTGTATATCTAATATCCATTTT